TCTGCGGATACCTTTAAGACCATTGTAGACGGACATTTCTGCGGTGATTTGGAGCATGTGGTCCGTCTCTATTATGGTAGGTTGACGAGGATGCTCGAGCTGGGTGGTTTCGATATTGTGGGCCATGCCGATAAGATGCACTACAATGCGGCATGCTATCGCCCGGGATTGCTGGACGAGCCTTGGTATGATGAGCTGGTTAGGGCGTATTTCGCAGATATTGCCCGTCGCGGCTATCAGGTAGAGGTCAATACCAAAGCCTATCATGACCTGGGTACTTTTTACCCCAATGAGCGGTACTTCTCCTACCTGCATGATTTGGGTGTACGTGTGCAGGTAAACAGTGATTCACACTATCCGGAACGGATAAGCAACGGACGTCCCGAAGCCTTGCGTGCCTTGAGGAAGGCTGGGTATGAATCGGTGATGGAACTACACGGAGGAGAATGGAAAGAGATGCCTATCGTGTTTTGAGTGAATAGGATACAAAAACTCCTGACTTGCCTTTTTGTAAAGGTAGTCAGGAGTTTTTTCTTTCTATTATGAACTATTCTGTTTTCAGTAAAAAGTCGTCAATCGCCTTTTTGTAGGTAGCCTTATCGGCTGCTCCGCGGAAGAGCTGAGGCTCTCCACTCATAGGGATGAATACAAAAAGGGGGATGCTTGTTGCATTGAACAACGCTGCCAATTCTTTTTCTTTATCCACATTGACTTTGTAGACAACGATTTTATCGGCATACTCTTTGGCCAGTTCCTTCATAATGGGAGCCACCATGCGGCAAGGTCCGCACCAGTCGGCATATAAGTCTATGATGGCAGGCTTGCTTCCCTTGTATTTCCAGTCCTGGGATTTCTCATAGTCGAACACATCCTTGATGAACATGGCTTTGTTCATGACGATAACTTCTCCGTTTGTTTGAGCATAGGCCAGCATGCAAGAAAACACGAGGGCAACCATTGCTATAATCTTCTTCATTTCTTCTTGTTAAGAGTTTTGTTCTATAACGGCTTTCAAATCCTTACCGCTGATGACACCCGAATGGCGCCATACGGCTTCACCTTTCTTAAATACGATAAATGTCGGTACTGCTTGTATGCGGTAGCGGGCAGCAAGTTCTTCGTGCTGGTCTACATCTATTTTGGCGATACGGGCAGCATCTCCTATTTCGTTTTTGAGTTCCTCCAGTACCGGATGCATGGCCTTGCACGGACCACACCAGGTTGCAAAGAAATCAACTAAAACGGGCTTTTCTGATTGTATCAATTCTTCAAACTTAAGGGGGATAAAACGAAATGCGATAAATTGAGTTATTCCGCATAAACGGTAATAGTTTTGATATACAAATAGTTATGTACGAATAGGAGAGGGGAGAGAGAAAAAACGAAAAGTTTACTCTGCTTTACTTTGGCTTTACTTCGGACTTTACTTTGAACGGTTTGAACGCCCGTCAACTTTACATGGTAATGGAGATGTGATAAACGGAGTAGAGTAGGGTAGGAGAAATGCGGTACATGGGCTGCGAAATGCTTTATTTAGGCGTTTTGCAGCCCTTTTTGTGCTTTATAGATAGATTGGCCTCCCACTTTTGGATAGTTGAAATTTAGTGCTCAAAATAGCGAAAATAGGATGGGGAGGAGAGAGGCGATTTTAGCGGGAATATTTCGTTTTTTGCAGCTTGGTTATGCAGTTGGTTATGCGTTTGGTTATGCAAATTTGTCAAGAAAAAAACGAAATGCGCTGATTGGTTATGCGTTTGGTTATGCAATTTAAGTAAAATTAAGATGGGTTGAATTATACAAGTTACCATTTTATAACCCATTTTTATGGCTTTATGTATTATTCAAGGGGGAAAAATACCATATAAAGAATAATGCAAATCAGCATGTATGATAGAGTAATATGTTGATTTATAAAAAGGTAGCTGTGATTTCTGTTTTATCTGTGTTGAAAACGTGCGTGTGTCACTTTTATTTAGAACAATCTGTGCATACTTCCTAATACGGCATATACTTTCTGTATCATGGAAATAGGAATGTCTTGTGGGCTGTATTCCGGGCTTTTATTGGTGGGAATTAAACGAATAAAATCTTTTTGTTCTGCTTTCCCTATTCGTTTGACAGTCCGATAGCTTTCTGTCACGATGGCGTATATCTCTCCATAGGGGAGATATTGGACGGGATCGGTCATTTCTTTGAGGGCGATATAGTCACCATTGCTTAATTCGGGTTCCATAGAGTGCCCTGTAATATTGCACCATACAACACCGGGTTTATTGTAAGGCTCAAAATTTATATAGTAATCCGGATTAATTGTTTGATCATTTAAGACGAGATCGAAACCGCCAATAAAATCTACATTATAATAAGGTGCTCCTTTATATTCATAATTGATAGTAGGGGTGGATATAGCTTGAGAGCTTTCTTTTAACATGGATCCTTTTCCTGTGAGCAACCATTCCGCATTTAGATCGGGTATTTCCGATAATATATTTTCGATTGCATTGGAATTTAAAGGCATACTTTTGGCCTTACCTCTAAAACTTGCTGATGTCATTCCTATTTTTGTATAGAATGATTCTTTTGCAATCCCCTTGCTTTCAATTATTTGTATAATTCTATCTTTTATCATAGAAAATAAATTTGCGAATACACTTGCTTGTCGAAAATAATTTTTCGATATTTGCATCACCGTATTAATATTACCGGCTGTAAAGGTAGTGAAAACGGTTGATATGGCAATGAATAACTTTTAAAAACAAGTGATATGAGAAAACGAATAGTAGTAGATCGTGGTGAGATCAAGAAAATCTCAAAGGATTTTAAAGTCACGAGCAAAGCCGTTTGGGAGGCACTGGTTTATCGCAGTAACAGCAGCAAGGCGAGGCTTATCCGTAAGGTAGCCCTTGAACGTGGAGGTGTTGAAATCGGAGATCAAAAGGAGGCGGTATGAAAGAGGTGTTGTTACTTCTCTTTGGAGATGAGTTCAGGGAGTATTTCTCTTTGACTGCGAGGCAAAAGTTTTACGTGTGGTATTTCTGCCTAAGTTTATGCTTTTTATGTATAACTGATGATAGTCCGATATGGGCTATTATAGTGGTAGTCTTGAATTTTGCCAATGCCGCCCGCCTGATTAAAAAAGTACCATTAAATATAAAGGAGGATTAATCATGAAAAGAGTATTTCACGTTAAAGAAGATGACACTATCAGAAAATCGTTTGAAGATCTGCTTGATGCGGAAAGAACCTTGTACTCCGCAAGATGCCCCGAAATCGTCAACGAGATGGATGACACGCCCTCTCTATGGCTGTCTTTACAACCTCCTTATGCTCCCTCTCAATCTCGTTCACGGCGTTTTTTAGAACTTGATGAAGAGCCTTACTTCCGCTTGGCCGGCCTTTTGGAATTGACGTATAGAAACTCAACTCCACCGGAACTCCAGACGCAGGGGTTGACCATCCGGATTCGGGATAATAAAGCGTACTTCTGTATCTCAGGTTCAATCTCCTTAGATGATTTGCAACGGCTTTGCGAACGCTGTCAGGATAGTCAATCTCCTGATCAATGTAAAAGGTAATACAAAATGATGTTTCCATGATGATAACGATTTGATTTTGCAAAGGTAAGAAAAATCCCGGACGGTCTTTTGAGGTGGTTCGACTCCGCCTCCGGGGACAAAGTTTAAAAAGGTATGGAGTATTTTAATAAAATAGTATGCGTAACCTACGAGGAATTGCTTACAGTAATACCTAAAGGTACTTTGAATTCTTTGCTATATCGTGGCAAAATTCAAAGGGTTGACCGTGGTGGTGGCCTCGATGGATATGCCCGGTACAGCTATCCCTCCCTACCTGAACGCTATCGGATCCGCTTTGAGCAAAAGTATGGTGATCCGGTGGAGCTAATCAAAGAGCAGTGTATGAAAGACAGGCTTAAAATAGATGATGCCGCCCGAACATTCTTTGAGGATTACCGGTATGACAAGGCCGGCGAGATGGTGAGCCTTACCGAAAGGAAAAAAGAGGAATACACCATAAACGCCTCGGTACTGAACGAGTTGGTATCCATCCTGAATGACCGGGAGGGCTATCGCAAGGCTTTGGGTGGAAGTACAAAGAAAGTATGGGAAACGATTATCGGAACTGCAGACTGCCTCCGTGATTCTTATGGCCACACGCTGCCTGAAAACGCCGCCCGGCTGAAAGACAAGATAAACCAATACAAGAAAGAGGGGTATTCCTGTCTGATCAGCAAAAAAATGGGAAATGATAACACCCTGAAAATAACCGAGGAAGCCGGTAACATGATTATAGCGTTAAAGCGTAGCAGCGTTCCCGTTTATACAGATGCTCAAATATTCGTGGAATTCAACCGGATTGCAGGCGAGAAAGGCTGGAAACAGCTCCGGAGCATTCAGAGTCTCCGTGGGTTCCTGAATCGTCCTGACATCGAACCGTTGTGGTACGATGCTGTTCACGGGGAGCTGAAAGCCCACCAGCGTTACAGCCGCAAGAATAAGACCGAGCTTCCCTCGATGCGTGACTCCTTGTGGTATGGTGACGGTACGAAAATCAATTTGTATTACAAGGATTACGACAAAGACGGTAAGCTGGTGGTTCGTACCACTCAGGTTTACGAGGTCATCGATGCTTATTCGGAGGTATTTTTGGGATACCACATTTCAGACAGCGAGGACTACGAGGCGCAATATAACGCCTACCGCATGGCCATTCAGGTATCAGGTCATAAGCCTTACGAGCTGGTGCATGATAATCAGGGAGGCCACAAGAAACTGCAGAACAGCCATTTCTTTGATAAGATTGTCGGCCATGTTCATAGAACCACGGCTCCATACAGCGGGCAATCCAAAACGATAGAGAGCGTTTTCGGACGTTTTCAGGCCGAGGTTCTGCACAAGGATTGGAGGTTCACCGGTCAAAATATCACCACCAAAAAAGACACGAGCCGCCCGAATTTAGAGCGTATCGAGGCGAACAAGGATAAACTTTACACTTTGGCCGAACTGAAAGCAGCATACGCTGCCGCCCGGAAAGAATGGAACGAAAGCAGACATTTTGCTACCGGATCGAGCCGTATGGAAATGTACAAAAATAGCGTGAACCCTGATACCCCGGCGGTGGGTGTTCTCGACATGATCGAGATGTTTTGGGTGATGACGGACAAGCCGTCCACTTATACCGACAACGGCTTGAAAATAACCATCAAGAAACGTGAGTTCACATACGAGGTTTACGAGGCTCCGGGTGTTCCCGATCACGAATTCCTCAGAAGCAACAGGGGGCAAAAGTTCTACACCATGTATGATCCTTATGACCATACCTCTGTACGGCTCTACAAGAAAGATAAGGCCGGAGAGCTGAGATTCGTGCGGACGGCGGAGCCTTATATCGTTATCCACCGGAATATTCAGGAACAGACCGAGGGTGAAATGTCCTTTATCCGCCGGAATATCGAGGCGAACACGGAGGATCGCATCGAGCGTCAGGTGGGAGCCCGGATCATCGAGCAGGCGCACGGCGTGAGCATGGAACAACAGGGACTCAAACGTCCGAAACTGAAAGGTGTAAAGAAAGAAACGGAGCGTGAGATTGAACGCCGTGTCCGCCGGTACAGTCAGGATCCGGAGCAGCTCTCCGCCGGTAAGGTGACAAAACTGATAAGCAACATCACGTTTGACCAGCTGAATGGAGACATCCGCCTGAATGAAAAGAAAGTAGCAGGAAAATTATAATTCAAAATAAAATGAACAGTACAATGACACAGCAAGAGAAAGACACTATCCGTGAGGCTCTCCGGGTATATGCAGCGAAGTATTCCAGCCAAAAAAAGGCTGCGGCGAGTTTGAACGGCGTGTCTGCCGGTACACTGAGTGCCGTGATTAACGGCAAGTACGAGAATATCAGCGATGATATGTTCCGTAATATCATCGCTCAGATTACTCCGGCAGCCGCAGCTACCGGTTGGCAGCTCGTGGAAACGAACTCCTTTCAGGAAATATGGTATGCCCTGAGCGATGCGCAGGAGTTTAAAAAAGTCCGCTGGATCGTGGGCGGTGCGGGATGCGGCAAAACAACGACAGCCACCATGTACGCACAAAAAAATCATGAGGTGTTCGTCATACTTTGTGATGAAGATATGCGGAAAGGTGATTTTGTCCGGGAGATCGCCCGTAAACTCGGTTTTAAGACTTGCGGGATGCGTATCCGTGAAATATTGGACTTGGCCATCGAGAGCATCATACAGATGGAAAATCCACTTTTGGTGTTCGATGAGGGTGATAAGTTGAATGATAACGTGTTTCACTACTTTATCAACCTGTATAACCGGCTGGAGGGCAAATGCGGGATTACTTTCTTATCCACCGATTACATCCAGCATCGTATTGACTGCGGTTTGAACCACAACCGGAAAGGCTATAACGAGATTTATTCCCGCATTGGGCGTAAGTTCTTTGAGCTGGAACCAACCTCCCATAATGATGTATTTGCCATTTGCCAAGCCAACGGACTGATGGATAAAAAACTTATTGCAAACGTGATCGATGTGACGGAAAAATCGGAGTTTGATTTGCGATGCGTGAAAGATGCCATTCACCGGGAGAAAAAGGTGGCGGCAGCGAAATAGTATAAAACCCTGTTCAAACGCTGGTTGAACGGCGTTTGAACGTAATTCCAAATAGAAAGGAACAAGAATATGGCAAAGATTTATGTAGCAAGTAGTTGGAGAAATCAA